TGGCAAGGAGTATCAAATGAACGCTCAAAATAAAACCCATGCCGTTATGTCTCAACGACATGAGAAAAAGGATAGTCTCGATTACTTTCCTACCCCGCCTTGGGCTACGCGAGCTCTCTTTCATTCAGTCATCTTACCCATGGGTATCATTCATTATAATAATCGTGTATTAGAGCCAGCTTGCGGTGGTGGACACATGGTTAAGGTCCTTCAAGAGTATTTTGATAAGGTCGAATCATGTGACATAGCCGATTATGGCCAAGATCGTATTGCAGATTTTTTGTCTAAAGATGTAGAAGAAGAATACGATTTTATTATTACTAACCCACCTTTTAACTTAGCTGAAGAATTTGTCCTCAAAGCGTTGCCCATGGCTCGCAAACTTGTCGCAATCTTCGCTCGAACTCAATTTATGGAAGGAATAGGTCGCTATGAAAGATTATTTAAACCAAATCCGCCAACGATTATCGCTCAATTTTGCGAGCGAGTACCAATCGTTAAAGGCCGTTTGTCTGCAACTGCTTCAACAGCTACAAGCTACGCTTGGTTCCTATGGCGAACAGATCAAAAAAATGATCAAACAAGCTTGGTCTGGATACCGCCGTCAAGACGTATCTTTGAAAAAAACGCAGACTATGGACAAAGTGTGGAAGCTCCACATTCTCGACCCACGGGTCACGCCCCACAAACAGACCTTTTTGGAAAAACTGAAGGAGATAATTAAATGAATGATGAAAAAAATGATTGGATTAATATTCACGAAATGCCATTATGGGCTGAGGCTATTCTAGAAATAGAAGGCCTTGTCAATGAAGAAGTCTCACGTCTCAAAAAGAAAGATGATGCTAAAACAGCTGCTTTGTTGATGAAAAGTCTTACTGTTATTAAACGAGGGTATTGATGAATAAAAAAGAAGCTTTTGAAAAAGGTCAGGATCTTAACTCTTGTAAAGAATGTGGCCAAAAACTTAAAATAGTAAAACATATTAGGCATAGACAAAAATTATGTCCCGATTGTCGTGGTTTTCGGACCTCCGGCAGTCAGGCTATTCGTGATGTAACCGAAAACCTTAAAAAACGAAATGCAAAGCTTGTCGATGACGATGATTGGTCAACTCAAGACGATCCAAGAGCATTAAAAGAAAAAGAATATGGCCGAGTTATTCGAGTCTCACACGCCTCAGCTCGAGAAACAACTCTTAGCGAACTCTTTTAATGGCCGAACTTATATGTAACCTACCCGCTCAAAAAGTATTTGTGAGAAAAGAATATCTCCGTGATCTGCAAGATGGTCACGGCGAGTTCGTTCAAGGTGTTTGGATATCAGCTAAATCTATTCCTGGAAGAGCCTTTTACTTTGAGACTTATCTGCCTGAATACGGGGCTTTGTTCGATAAGTTACCCATTAGTGCCTTTGTCTCACGTCCCACGGCTCCCGAGCCGGATATGCCCCTTAATAACCTACAATTCTGGAACTGTATGGATTATGGTGTTACAGCAATCTGTAAACAGTTTATAGGGTCTATGGATTTTGAAGTGCTGACTAGAGATTTTGGAATACAAAAAGGTGTTTATATCGCTACCCTAGATAATTATCACGCCGATGTTAATTCAATAGATTATAGTACAGCTGAAACGCCTGAAGAACATAAATCCTTTAATCTGCTTCAGCTCAATAATGGGCAGTTCTGTTTGTATCCTAATAATCGGATGAGAGTTTATGATAATAGTCTCACGCCTCACGAGCCAAAGATGCCTGATTTTAAAGTTAGTACTATTGAGTATCAAGTTGAGAATGGAAACAATACGAGACTTGGAGATACTGACGAATACTTCTGGAAAACGAAACAAGAAAAATAGTTACATTTGTTAATCTCCTTTATATATAGAGCTGAAAATAAAAAAAATATTTTTTGTTAAATATAGGTGTAACAGGTGTAAAATATGTAACACATACCTGTAACCCTTAGTACATAAGGGTTTTAGTGTTACATATTTCGTTACATATTTGATTTCAAAAATGTAACATCACAGTATTAGATCGATTTTGGCCTTACTAAGGCCGAAAAAGTTTTTTGCAAAAAAATATTTTCTGCTGTATATATAAAGAATGAATAAATTAAAGCCTTTGAAAAAGGGTCGAGGAAGACCTAAAGCTGACCTACATAGTAAGCTAACTAGAAAACAAGAGAAATTTGTAAAAGAGCTTGTTTCTAATGATGGAATGATAACTTTGAGAGAGGCCGCAATCAATGCGGGCTATCCAGCTTCTTCAGCTCATACCCGAGCTTATGAAATGACCAACCCTGAAATCTGTCCACACATTTGTCGAGCTATTCAAGCTTATCGAGATGAGTTAGATGAAAAGTATGGTATTAATTTTAAAAGACATTTACGAGATTTACAAAGAATAAGAGATTTGGCCATAGAAAATGGAGCTTATTCAGCCGCAGTACAAGCTGAGTATAGAAGAGGTCAGGCTAATGGTAATATTTATATTAATAAATCTGAAATACGACATGGAACCATAGATAGTATGTCTAAGGAAGAAGTTCTTAAAGCTTTGAAGGAACTTAAAGAAAATGAACCGAGATACGCTAAAGAAGTTATTGACCACGAGGAAACGAAATCCGTCAAAAAAAGAATCGGGTCTGTACGAACAGTTAAAGAGAGCATCTCTACTCTACAATAAACCTATAAAACTTAGTAGAATAGAAAACTGGATGACCTTGGGTCTTCCGGATTTACTTATTTGTGATCACAATCATAAATTTCATTTTGTAGAATTAAAATATACCCAATTTAATGCAGTCAATTTAAGCCCTCAGCAAATTAGTTGGATTACTTTGCATAAAGGAGCTTCCGTTTGGATATTAGTTAAAAGCACTAAAGGCCTTCACCTTTATAGAGCTGACCAAGCCATAGAGCTGAAAGAACAAGGAATAAAATTAGAACCACATTACTTTTGTCCTGAGCCTTTTGATTGGCAAAAAACTTTTGACTTGATCTTATAGAAAAAATCGCATATCGTTATTTCAACTTAAACAAATAGCTTGGAGGCTAGATATGACTAAATTCAAAACTAATATTCCAAAGGATTTTGGAAACGAGTATAAAGACAAGCATTGTTACACTCCCGTATATGATGAGGAACAAGGCTATAGAGTGGCTAAGGTTACTTATAATGAAACTGGTTACCGACCTTTGGGTAAAGCTAATCCAAATGACCCGCATGAATTAGATAAATTTTGTGGAACTTACGAGCATTGTAGACAAGTGTGCGATAATTTTAATAAACATATTAACGTCAGCCGTGACTTAGAAAAGAAATTAGTTTGGCTTTCTATGGAATTGCAAAAGGACTTAGAAGATTTGCAAATAGAAGTTGTGGGAGGACAATAATGTTTAAAATAACAATTATAGATAATAATGGTAAGAAACGTGAGTTTAATAATTTACCTAGTTTAATAGCTTATGCCAATTCATTTCAAATGTCTTGGTTACCTGATGGATTTTCTTGGTACATACAAGAACCTTCAACAGATTTTGTAGACGATCTTGAGAAAATGAAAGATTTTTTTAAAATAACAAAAGAAGAGTTTTTAAATTCATATTCTTATGTAAACGAAGCTGAATATGATGCTACGGCCGAAAAAGTAATTAAAGAAAATATTAAATTTGAAGATTTATTTCCTTTAAAACAATACACCGTTAAATTTGATTTTAGTGTATGGTTTGATCGTAACTTTTCTATTGAAGCTACTTCTCAAGAAGAAGCTGAGGAAAAGTCACAAAAGCTTAAAGATGATTTACAAGAACACATAACTTCAGAAAATATTTTTGAAATCAAGGATTGGACTCTCGGTGATTTTAGATTTGATACTGTTTATGTTCAGGAGGATTAAATGAAGAATGTATTTTTTAAAGATTATGTTCAAATAACTTTACCAAATAATTTAACAGATGATTTTGAACATTTAATTGGAGCTTTTAATGAGCCGTTAGAAGAAAACTTTGGTGTTCGTATTTGTTATGATCAAGAAGAAAATGTTTTTTCAGGGTTTGCTCTTTTAAATCAAGGAGAAACAAATAATTTTATTTTAAAGGCTTTTAAAGACGGTGTAGCTGATGCTTTACAAGCGGGTTATCAAGCTGAATTTCATGAACATATGCATTATTATAAACAAGGTTATGATTTTGGTATCTCACAATATTCAGAACTTAAAAAATTGGAGGGTGATTATGAATAAAGAAGTAATTAAAAAAGCCGTGGCCTCCGCTCGGTATTTCAAAAACAAAAAAGAAACTGATATGTGGCATTGTATTTGGCATGAGGGCAAACCTTATGATTATCATTTAATTCTAGATAATTATGGGGCTAACGGTGAGCTTTTATATGAGGTAGATATATATTCTGTACCAAAATTAAAAAATGGGGAATGGGCTAACTTAAATGATTTAGTACATTTACATACTCACACTTTACCCTTTAACCCAAATCTTTTTGAAAAAGGAGAAATCGATGAATAAAGAAGATAAAATTTTAAAAACTTTAAACCCTGATTTTGGTCAGCTGAGATTAACCAATACAATGTTAAATAAATCTATAATAGATGCGAATACTAGTATCAGGAGATTTGCAAAACTATTTGGAATTGATTTTGATACAATGGTAAACGGCGAAAAGCATAAGTTATTGGCCTATTATGAAGATGATACAGTTTGTACTATTTCATTTTACAAAACTGTAAATCGAGGCGATAGAAGATTATCTATTTCAGGAATAAAGAAAAAAGCTGAAATAAATGATTTGATAGCTTTCAATTATAAAAGAATAATTTTAGATAATGATTTACAAGAAAACGTAATTGTCATAAACGTAACGGCCAAAGCCGAGAATAGGAAAATTGCATAATGTTTATATTACACTATTTATTTAAATTTTTATTTGGCGAAGATTATGAAAAACATATGAAAAATTCTCGGAATAGAGGGAGGCGAAAACGATAACAAAAGGCGGGCATTTGACCCGCCTATTTTTTTATGTATAATAGCTATGCGATAAATCACATAATAGGAGAAAATAATGATTAAATTAGTCAAAAATTCTACTGCAAAAAAAACAACTTATTGTGCAGTCACATATAGAGCGGGAGGCCAAGATAAATTTGCAACTTGCCCGAAAACTTGTAATTTAAAGCCCGACACGTCAGCGGGGGCAACTGAAATAGATTATAGTTATTTAGATGCAGTATCTGATTCCGTTCCAAAAGGCGGCGTTAGTTTTACTTATTCACATTTTAACCCTAAATATTGGAAACATAAACTTAGAGCGGGTAAAACGGCTATAAACTATTCAGCAAAAAATATTTCGGATATGTTATTTCATTCATTTGTACCCGTTGTAATAAATGTTAAAGAAACATTTTGGAAAACAAATGGTAAATCAGAAACAGTAAATGATTTTAAAATTGTTAGATGTCCCGCAGAATACAATAAATCAAATTGTAGGGACTGCGGAAATGGAAAACCCTTATGTAGCCGTATTGATAGAGATTATGCGATAGGATTTACAGATCATGGAACATATAAGAAAAAAGCGGGTAGTGAAACTGAAGACGGCGGGTGCTATGCAACGGCGGGCAATGTAAAACTACATTGGGAGGCAACAACCAAAGGAGCTGATACCGAGCGGGACGAAATAAAACTTTTAAAATTTGCTCAGGAATTACCTTATGGAACAGTTTTAAGACATCATATAGCAGGAGATTTTGGGAAAGTTTGAGCTTTCAAAAATTCAATTTGACTATGTATGCGAAAAATCTTATATTAATAAGCGGGGATTAACCCCGCTTTTTGCATTTTAACAAATAGGAGAAAAATTATGCATAATATCGAAAACGAAAATAACACTTTAGAGAAGCTTTTAATTAGGATTAAAGATACAAACGCTAGAAAACAAGATTTTATAGCACCGACTAAAGAGCTTCAATTTAGAACGGTTGAAATTGATGACCAACCGCAAAGCGAAATTGTTATAGAAGGTAACGGCGGGGAGCCGACACGCTTTTTAAAAGTTAATGATTTATGTTTTGATCAAATAGCTCAAAAGAACGGCTTAGATGTTAGAACGGCTAGACGTTTACAATCTGAATATTCTAGAGAATACGATTCTTTAACAAATGCTATATGGCAAAAAGAAAATAACAAACGTATGATCAGGACTTATGATGATCCGCAACAAGGAATGAACCCAAGCGGTACCGCTAGAGCTTTTTTATCTGATAAGTTTAAAACTTTTGATAATTCTGATTTATTAGAATCTGCTTTACCTCAGCTTATG